AATTGAACTTCAGCACAAAAAAGATTATTACCCGTTAAACGCTGATTTACCAGCAGCATTGAAAAGATTTTATGTTATTCAAGATGTAACTTTTGCTGCTGAAGGTTTTAGTCAAACTTGGTGGCCGCACTTAATACGCATTAAAGCCAAACCAATGGTTAACAGTCAAGAATATAAAGATATTCTAAACAACTTAGCTGCCAGCGATACAGTAGACACACCTATTGGTTCTATTATGACTAACTTAGCCAAACTGGGCGAAATAAATGATGCAATTTTGGCGCAAGCACAAGTGGATGTACCTTTAAGTGGTACTGACATAGATCCATTGTATAATTTGCCATTAAATCCTGATGGCAGTCCAGGTGACCCCACTGGGCAGTATGTAGACAATACTAATCTTTATGTCAACAGTACCGTAGATTATCCAGCACAACCTACAACGCCTGACAGCAATATTCCAGCTTATTTGCCTGGCGATGGTATTGCTCCAGATGGTTGGCCAGTTACACAAGGCACTAGTTTTCCAACTAACCCCAGTATCGGAGACTATGCACTGCGTACTGATTACATACCTAATAGATTATTTAGATACGATGGCGCAAGATGGGTTAAAATTGAAGACAAAAATCGCACTGATATTACCCCAGGATCCACTAACAACACACAACATGGTCGTTTTTACAACAACAGCTCGACTTTTACAGACACTGAAGGTCAAGTACAACCCACTCGTCAAAGTCTTAGCAAGGCTCTTACTCCCAAGGCAGACAATTAATGGCTTATCAACAGTTTTTTTATGACAACCAAATACGAAGATACATAATTCAATTTGTAAGAATACTCAGTAATTTACAAGTTGAGTTTGGTAAAGATCGTAATGGAGTAACTGCGCTACAGAGAGTGCCTGTTATCTACGGCGACAGCAGCAGACAAGTGGCCAGTATTATTCAACAAGGCAGTGAAAATTATCTACAAAGTGTCCCAGCCATGGCTGTGTATATAAGTGGACTGGACTATGACCGTGCTCGTGTACAAAATCCCACTTATGTAGATAAACTAAATCTTCGAGAGCGTTACTATGACACTGCCACTGGTGAATATACCACTGTACAAGGTGATACTTTTACCATAGAACGATTGATGCCTGTACCATATAAATTAACACTCAAAGTTGATATATGGACCAGTAACACTGAACAAAAACTTCAGATTCTTGAACAGTTATGCACTTTATTCAATCCTGCTTTAGAAATACAAAGTACCGACAACTATGTTGACTGGACCAGCATCACTTATGTATTATTGACTGGTGTCAATTGGAGCAGTAAATCTGTGCCAACTGGCCCAGAAACTCCCACAGTAGAAACTGCCACACTAACTTTTGAATTACCTATTTTTCTAAGTGCGCCTGCTTTGGTCAAGAGACTGGGTGTAATTCAAAAAATTATTGCTAACTTATATGATGCAAATGGTAATATTAATACAGCAATTTATGACGATGCCAATCTATTGTCCAAACAATATTTCACTGTGCTAAATTATGGAATAATTTTATTAGAAAACACAGTAAAACTGGTCAAATACAACGAGCACGCAGTGGAACAATTTGGTGAACAAATAGTGGCCAATGTTATCAGTAACATTAGCGCAGGCAACACTAGAGTAAACTTAGACATAAATGCCAGTTCAATTGAACCAGGTATGGAGATTCTGGGACTGTCTTATCGAGGATTGGGCAATATCACTGCCAACACCAATAGTGTAACTGTAAATGGTGTGGGCACTAACTTTTTAACCACACTTTCTCCAAATGTAGTTCTTTACAACAGTAATAACACAGCATTAGGCACTGTTAGTTCGGTTATCAGCAATACACAAGTTAATTTAACTGCTAACAGTGCCGGCAATGTCACTGCCAATGCTTACAATTATTTAAAGTCTGCTTCAGTGGGTCGAACAAGAGTTCTAAGTACAGCAGGCAATACTGTGTTGGCCAGCAATTTGGTGTATGCTAATGTGGGTGACAGAATTGTGTTTACCGCAGTAGACTACAAATATGGTACCAATGAGCCATGGCGAGATATTGTCAATGTTTATGGTAACTTAGTGAACGGAAGTAGCCAGATCAGTGTAGAATTAGACAGTGGACTAGAAGTTGTTGGTACTGTGGCTTATAATCCCAACGACGACACAGTGTTGTTATGGAACCCAGACATTGACACTATTCCTACAAATACACTGCCTCCAATCAATGCTATAATAGATCCGTTAAGCAGCAGACCTAATAGAGATTTACAGTATTTGGCTAATGGCACTAGATATCTACTGGTAAATGACTATAACAGCCAAGAAACAGGTGCTAATGCCAGTGTGTACAATTGGTTAGGTATCGATAACACACCTCTTGTGGCCAATGCCAATGATATTATACAATATAACGGTAGTCACTGGATTGTAGACTTTAGAAGTAACACTGCAACCACAACACAGTACACAACAAATATGACCACAAGTACTCAGTACAAATGGGACGGGTCCCAGTGGACAAAGAGTTATGAGGGATTTTATCCTGCAGGACGATGGCAATTAATAATATAAATCAAGGCTGCGGCAGTTTAATTTATTGTACTGCCACTCAGCGATACCTTTTCTTATTAAGAAACAACGGTAGATATCCAGATTCTTGGGGTTTGGTTGGTGGTAAAATAGAACCCAATGAATCCATACTAACTGGATTAATGAGAGAAATCAAAGAAGAACTAGGCGGAGAAATCACCGGCGCTAAAATAATACCTATCGAACAATATACCAGTGATAACAAAAAATTTATATATCATACTTTTTTAATTAAGGTTGATAATGAATTTGTACCTGAGTTAAACAATGAACACAAAGGATATTGTTGGGTGCCTTTAGATGCTTATCCTAAACCGTTGCACCCTGGTGTGTTTAGATCAATTCGTGCTGAAAAAACACGAATGAAAATTAGAACACAAGAACAATTAAATTAATTACGACCAACGCTGATTTCAATAAGTTGCACACTGTCGTCTGCAATAGCCTGCATGGCTTTACCAACTACAGATCCCAACATTGCTTTAGAATGATCTATGGCCTGTGCTGTGCCTGCAATATGGCCACTGACAAGCACTGTACCTTTGTCAACTGGTCCTAATACTCTACAAGGTACTCGCCCCGATAACGCCACCGACACACTGTTTGGTGTTTGTAATGTTGCGTTCATAATGTACGCAGGGGTTGTGGACACTACCCCAGCAATGGCTGTATCATGATCTTTTGTACTTTGTGTAACTTCATACTCACCACCAAAAACTAAAACAGTACCTGGTTCATATTCAAAGTCTGCTTGATATCTTTCTGCTAAGTCAGCATATTGCGCAGAAGTTGCTTTAGCAAATACAGTATTAAAATAGTTTGTACTTGATCCGATGTTGCCTGTGGCATTGGCTTGACCATTTCTTATGTCTTTGGTAACAACAATTACACCAGTACCATTAGGTTCTAATGAAATATTGCCATTACTGCCAGTTTGTATTGACAAAGCACCTGTGTCAATAATACTACCACCTAATGTAATATTATTGTTAGCTGTTAAACTAGAAACAGTTGCTGTATTATTAGCGTTAAGAGTTCCTGTGTTCAACTCACTGGTTGTAGTTCTAGTAGTAAAAGTACCAGTTGTGCCAGACACTCCGTTTGCAACTAATACATTAACTGTTGCAATACTGTTAGCATTTATTGTACCAGTGTTGAGCGCTGATGTTGTAGTGCTGGTTGTAAATGTTCCTGTTGTACCAGATACAGCACCATTTGATGCCAATGAAGCCACTGTTGCAGTACTATTGGCATTAATAGTGCCTGTATTCAAAGCACTGGTTGTGGTACTAGTGGTAAATGTTCCTGTTGTGCCTGACACAGCGCCATTTGATGCCAATGAACTTACAGTTACTGCTCCATTGGCATTAATAGGACCTGTAGCCAAATTACT